GGTGCAGCAAAACTGGGACAAATTGTCGGTGGCTCTGCTAAAGAAGGGGCAAAATTAAAAGCAAGATTCTTGAAGGCACTTCCTGCTCTCAATACTTTAATACAGAAAGTACAACAGGCATCAACAAAAGGATATTTGATTGGTCTTGATGGTAGACGTATTAAAGTAAGAGCAGAGTATGCAGCACTCAATACCCTACTGCAATCAGCAGGTGCATTGATATGTAAACAATGGTTAATAGAATTTGACCATGCCTTAAAGGAAACAGGGTTATGTAAACACGCACAACAAGTGGCATGGATACATGACGAAATCCAAGTAGAAGTTGAGAAAGGATACTCAGATGAAGTCGGAAGAATCGCAGTTAAATCTATTCGAGATGCAGGAAAACATTTCGGAATCAGATGTCAACTTGACGGAGAGTTCAAAGTCGGAGACAACTGGTCTAACACCCACTAAGAAAAACCGTAAGAAGTTTGATATTGACCTAGCTTATGGAAAAGTATTTGAAGATAAAATAAAAGATATGCTTCAAGAAAAAAAGATTGAAGTAAAAACAGAAAAGAATATATGGCAAAAGTCAGGTAATATTGCAATAGAGTTTGAATCCTATGGTAAACCTTCAGGTATAAATGTTACCGAAGCAGACTATTGGTTTCATAATCTATCTATTGATGAGGAAGTTTATTGTACTCTAGTTTTCTCAACACCAATGCTTAAAAAGATTGTAGAGAAACTAGATTATCACAAAGTTATAAAAGGTGGTGATAACTGGGCATCTAAAATGTACTTAGTTAACTTATCTAAATTATTTTCAACTGACACACTAAAACTTTTTAAGGAGAAAATGAATGACAAGGACGTTGTTAATTGATGGGGACATTGTTATTTACCAATATTCAGCTACTGTAGAAAAAGAAGTTAATTGGGGTGATGATGTTTGGTCTTTATGGGCTGATGCTAAAGAAGCTAAAGAGTTAATCCTACAATACATAGATTTATTGATGGAAAAAACGGCAGCAGATAAGTTGGTGTTTTGTTTCACAGGCAAGGATAACTTTAGAAAAAATATATCAAATACTTATAAATCTAATCGTAAAGATAAACGTAAACCTGTTTGTTATAAAGCTATCAAAGAATGGTTAGAAGAAAATTATGACACAGAAGAGTGGTATGGTTTAGAAGCTGATGATGTATTAGGAATACTTGCTACTTCAGGTGACCGTTTTATTGAAGGTGAAAAGGTTATTGTATCTGAAGATAAAGACTTAAAAACAATTCCATGTAAGTTATGGAGAAGTGGTGAACTACTAGAAATAACTAAAGAAGAAGCAGATTATAATCATTTATTTCAAACACTAACAGGAGATTCTACAGATGGATACTCAGGATTACGAGGAGTTGGCGAAGTCAAAGCGAAAACAATACTTGCTGTACCTACTTGGGAAAGTGTCGAAAATGCTTTCATCAAGGCAGGATATACAAAAGAAGATGCGTTAACACAAGCACGTCTTGCTCGTATACTTAGATTTGAAGATTACAACTTTGAATATGATATACCTAATGAATGGAATCCTAAGTAATGGAATCACATATTAATTACATGGTTAGAAGGTTAAAAGAAGAGATGGAAAAAGAAGATGACAATAGTAGTTCTATTGACCCTAAGCATTATAACACATGGAAGATAGAACCTATAACTTTCATTATGGAAAATGACTTAGGGTTTTGTGAAGGTAACATCATTAAGTATATCATGCGTTGGCAAATGAAGAATGGTATTACTGATTTAAAGAAAGCAAAACAATACATAGACTTTATTATTAAGAAGGAAGAGGAACAGGGATGATATCTAATAAGCATTATGGAATGACACTACCATTATCAGAAGAAATAGACACACAGAAATACAGGCAAACAGGGGAAGATTTTTATAGTAAAGTTGTACGTATTGCAGGAGCATTAAAAGATTCACCTACACACTTTGAAGAATTTAAAGATACATTACGTAATATGCGATTTCTTCCTGCAGGTAGAGTACAAAATGCTATGGGTGCTGCAAGACAAACTACAGCATTTAATTGTTTTGTGTCAGGTACTATTGATGATTCTATGGCATCAATAATGGAAAGAGCTACAGAAGCCTCTGAGACTATGAGACGTGGTGGTGGTATAGGGTATGACTTTAGTAAGTTAAGACCTAGAGGTGACTTAATTAAATCTCTTGATTCTAGAGCATCAGGTGCTGTTTCTTTTATGGGTATTTTTGATTCTATATGTCAGACTATTGCTTCATCAGGTCATAGACGTGGAGCACAAATGGGTGTTCTTAGAATTGACCACCCAGACATTGAACAATTTATTACAGCTAAACATGACTCTACTTCATTAACAGGATTCAACATTTCTGTTGGAGTTACAGATGAATTTATGAGATGTTTAAAAGATAATAAACCTTTTCCTTTAACCTATGAAGGTAAAATATATAAAGAAGTAGACCCTGTTGCTCTATGGGATATGATAATGAGGAGTACATGGGATTGGGCAGAACCTGGGGTTCTATTTATAGATACCATAAACAGGATGAATAATCTACATTATTGTGAAACTATAGCTGCAACTAATCCTTGTGGAGAACAACCATTACCACCATACGGTGCTTGTCTTTTAGGTTCATTTAACTTAGTTAAGTATGTTACTGACAAGAAGTTTGACTTTGGTTTGTTTACAAGTGATATATCTATAGTTGTTAGAGCAATGGATAATGTTATTGATAGAACTATATACCCATTAAAAGAGCAACAAACAGAAGCACATAATAAAAGAAGAATGGGTTTAGGAGTTACAGCATTAGCTAATGCAGCAGAGATGTGTGGTTATCCTTATGCTTCAGATAAATTTAATGAATTTACAGAAAAAGTAATGTCAACATTAAGAGATTATTGTTATGCAACAAGTGCAGACCTTGCAAAAGAAAAAGGTTCATTCCCATTATATGACCAATATCATTATATGAAAGGTAACTTTATAAATACATTACCTGATTGGGTAAAAGAAAAGATTGTAAAAAATGGAATTAGAAATTCACATCTAACTTCTATTGCACCTACAGGAACTATTTCTCTTACTGCAGATAATGTAAGTTCAGGTATTGAACCACCTTATTTATTATATTATGACAGAACTATACAACAATTTGATGGACACCAAGTGGAAAGAGTAGAAGATTATGCTTATACACAAGGTATTAAAAGTAAAACTGCAAATGAAATTAGTGCACAAGACCATTTAAAAGTATTGGCTATTACTTCTAAATATATTGATAGTGCTGTTAGTAAGACTTGTAATGTAGGTGATGATGTTACTTACGAAGAGTTTAAGAAACTATATACAAATGCTTGGGAGTTAGGTTGTAAAGGTATAACAACCTTTCGTGCTGCAGGTAAACGATATGGTATATTAAACGAAGTTAAAGAAGATAAGCCTAACGCAGAGGCTTGTTTTATTGACCCAACAACAGGGCAAAAGGAGTGTTCCTAATGCCCTCTCATAAAGAGGACTATCATGGCTTTAAATAATCAAGATGAAGATTCTTTGCCTTATACTGGAAGCCAATTAGTAGATAAATTAAATGAAGTATTCCCAGAAAAATCTGCCGAACTAGGTATGTCTATCGAAGAACTAATGTTTAAAGGTGGACAAAGGTCAGTAGTTAATTGGCTAATAGAATTACAAAAAAGGGAAGAACAACAGAATGAGGATTAAGTAATGTGTTTACCAAGGTCAAGACCTGCCCCAACCCCACCACCACCACCAGAAGTAGAAGAGCCTACAAAACAGGAAATATATGATTCAACACCACACCAAGTTGATAAAGTTAAAAAATCTGCTACCACAGGTAGAAAAAAAGGTAAGGCATCTTTGAGAACAGATTTAAGTATTGGTGCAGGTGGTACATCATCTGGTGCAGGATTAAACGTAGGATAATACAATGATAAATAATATTTCATGCTCCCAAAGATATCATAAACTTACAGGGGACAGGGAAATATACTTAGATAGAGCAAGAGAATGTTCTGAACTTACATTACCATCCCTTATAACACCTGAAGGATTTAGTTCTGCTACAGACCTATATCAACCTTTTCAAAGTACAGGTGCTAGAGGTGTTAATAATTTAGCTTCTAAACTATTATTACTTTTATTTCCACCTAACTCTCCTTTCTTCCGTTTGGCAATGGATACAAAAACCAAAATGGAACTAGACCAAGATGGACAGTTAAGAGCAGAAATAGAACAAGGTTTAGCAGGTGTAGAACGTGAGGTTATGGGAGAGATAGAAAACTCTGCCATGAGAGTTCATGTCTTTGAGGCACTCAAGCATCTTATAATATCAGGTAATGTATTAATCCATCTACCAAAAAAGGGTGGAATAAGAGTATTTCCTTTATCTAGTTATGTATGTAAACGTGACCCTAATGGTCAATTATTAGAAGTTATAGTAGAAGAGACTATATCTCCTAAAGTATTACCAGAAGACATGGAAGGTATAGATTATACATCTGATAAAGATATAAAGATTTATACTAAAGTAAGTAGAACTAAAGAAGACGAATATTATATATACCAAGAAGTAGAAGGTATGTTAGTTCCAAATTCAGAAGGAACTTACAAAAAAGATTTACTACCTTGGAGAGCCTTACGTATGGTTCACTTAGATGGAGAAGATTACGGAAGGTCTTATGTTGAAGAATATCTTGGTGATTTGAAATCATTAGAAGGTTTAATGGAATCAATAGTAAGTGCTGCAGCAGCATCATCTAAATTAGTATTCTTAGTAAGACCAAACGCATCTGTGAAGAGACGTGACTTAACTAATGCTAAGAATGGTGCAGTTATAGTTGGTTCTCCTGATGACGTTAAAGTATTACAGACTGAAAAAGATAGAGATTTAAGAGTTGTCTTAGAAACAGTTAAGAGAATTGAAGATAGATTAGCATTTGCTTTCTTATTAAATACATCAATACAGAGAGATGCAGAAAGAGTTACAGCCGAAGAAATAAGATTCATGGCTCAAGAATTAGAGTCAGCTTTAGGTGGTGTATATTCTATTCTATCTCAAGAAATGCAGTTACCTATTGTTAATATATTAATGGACAGAATGTCTACTGCAAAGAAAATACCTAAGTTACCTAAAGGTGCAGTTACACCTGTTATTGTTACAGGAGTAGAGGCATTAGGTAGAGGAAATGACCTAAATAAATTAAGAGGTTATATTCAAGATTTGATGCAGATAGCACAGGCAAATCCACAAGCTATACAAATGATTAATTTTAATGACCTTGTGGCAAGACTAGCTACTGGTCATGGTATTGATACTATTGGTCTTATAAAGACTG